TTCCCATATAACAATAAATAGTTCCTAACGGAACGAAAGTCAAATATTTCGTAAAAAAAGTTGAATTATTTTTTCTGTCCCAATTTTCTTGGAACTTCAGTAAAAGGTTGTCTTAAAGCCAGACGCATTTGTTCTGCGTGTTCTTTACAGATGGATTGTCTAACCCCAATCTGTCCTACATTTTTTACCATATCAGGACTAGACGAACAACGGGATACATAACCCACAATACTTTCACCCCTTTTGTAAGTCGGTAGATACATCTAATTTCGTTTTTAAGACACTTTATCAATAACAGCACATATTGTTATAGCTGAACCTTCTGCGTTGTCCTAAAGTCAATCCACCATTACGCCATTTTTCTCTTGGATTTGCTGGTTGAAGTCCGTTGGAAATCATATAGGTATAATATGGAACAAAGTAGTTTTGGTTCCAGTATAACCAGTCATTACATCTTTGCGAATAATAAGTTGCTAAATCTTGAAACTCGTTCTTCAAGGTTCTCCATACAGATAAATCCACATTATTACTGAACTCCCCTTGTTGTGATTGAATACCCCTATTTGCGTATTTTGCTAATAGGTTGATTGTTAGATAATTCATCGTCCAATACAATACTACATTCTGTAGGTATTGGTCTAATAAGAACTTGAACCTTTCATTAGCAGGGTCATCAATAGTGTTGGTTAAAATCAATTCATTTATCTTATCAAACAACCTATCACCCAATATATCACGAGCGTTTATGAAGTGAGCCTGTTGTAAGGCAGGTAAGATGTTTCCACTTAAAAGGGAATATTCTACAGGTAAATTATCACGGACATAATCTTCACTAATCCAATATATCATAATTCGGGTGTTCTAAACTTGTTTATCAATTTGATTGGTCTATCGTATTTCAACGCTAAAATGTTTTCTAATGAGCTATTTGCTTTTCTAACCATCGGCTTAATTGTGGTTTCCAACATCAAACGCCAAGCGATATTTATTTCTTCTGCGTTTTGACTGAATGGTGAATTATTCAAGGTTGAAATACCCAACAATAATGGTGATGAAACCTGTTGTCCTGTAAGAATTGCTTGAACGCACATCTGTAAGATTTCGGTATAGAATGTATCATTACCAGTATTACTGATTGCTTCAATCACAGGTCTTTCGTCGCTTGAATTACTGAAGGCCAACATAAGTTTCTGTCCCTTCTTTCCTTGATAAGACCTAACCAATTCTTCGTAGGTTTCAAGTTTTTCTTCAGGGGTAGGGTCTCCAATCAAACTTACAAATAAGTTCGGCATAAGTGATGATGCCAAGTTTGTCTTGTGGAACTCGTAAATTTCTGCTTCTAACACACAACTATTTATTGATGATTGATAAGGTGTTAAAGGATAGTGTCTATTCATCGTTGGGGTATAATCCTTCCAATAAACCATTTCACGACCTTCACTACGCTCCATATCTAAAGAATGAAACTTCACAACTAATCTTTTTTGTTGTGCGTTCTGCCAATCTTCACAAACATAAAAAACACCATTTTCTCTATCGTGTGTATCTACATCGTGTTTTCCAACACGAACATCTTGAAATGGGATATGATAGATACTTTCAATTCTACTTCCATCACGGCTTTTAATTACTTCAAGGCTGTATCCACCAAATAACCAAATATCGTTAAAAATCTTGTAATACAATTCACTTATGGTTTCATATCTATTCACAAGAACATTACCAAGTCCTTCAATTTCAACCCCATCACCATAGGTCATATTTACCTTGGCATCAATCGCAACCGACATCGTTGGCGAATTTTCTTTCACCTGTAGGATAAATTGGGGGTAATCATTTTTTAATCCCCACATAACCCACGGCTTCGACCTTTCGGTTGCTTCCCTGTTTTCACGGGTGTCTAATCTGTTGATTTGATAATCAACATTAAACGAATGGATTTTAGGTTCTATTGGTTTCTGTATGTTTTCCATATTCTATAAATATATGTGATGCTTATGTAATTTTAATTAGTTGTTGGTGGAATAAAAATATCGTTTATTGGGTCGTAGGTAAATCCTATACCCGCAAAAGTCCCCCTAAACGCACCGATGTATGATGTTTGTATCCAAGTTCCACCGAACAAAGAATTACAAAATGCCGAACCAATAGGGTCGCTTTCAGGGTATTCATAACCCCCACAATCTTCTTTAGAAACAACTATTACTTGTTGAACTATGTTATTTTCATCTATCTTCGCAAAGTTTGCCATATCGTATTAAATTGGATATTTGATTATTACCCTACCTGAACCACCTGCCGCTCCAATACCTAATGATGAACCAGCACCGCCACCACCATTACCAGTATTCGCAGCTCCTGTTGCTGGTGTAGTATTTACACCACACACACCACCTAAACCACCGATAGAATAACCAGCTTGATTATTTGATGAACCACCATCACCAGCGTTTCCACCCGCAGGTAATCCACCATTATTTCCTTGACCCGCAGTTCCTGTTCCAAAGTTAGAACAACTACAAGCGGCTCCACCACCATTACCACCATTACCACCAGCAATACAACCAGGGTTATTAGCACCACCGCCACCACCACCGATTGCGGTTATACCTGAAAATGTTGTGTTATTTCCATTTGTTCCTGCCGCTGAATTACCACCACCAGGGCCACCACTACCAATAGTAATAGTTCCACCTGAAGTAAAGTTATATGATGTGTAGTATAACTGACCGCCACCACCGCCACCTGCTCCACCACCGCCAGAACGGCCACCACCACCACCTGCTCCACCAGCAACCATCAAGAAGTATGATACATTACCAGGTCTAATTACACTTAAACTACCTGTTGAATTGAATGTATGGACTTTATATGTTGTTCCACCAACTACTTCAGTTGTTTCAGTTCCACCTGATAAAAGAACACCTAAACTAGTTGCGGTTGGGGTAGGTGTTGGGGTCTTTGTATTGGTTGGTGTCTGTGTTGGACTTGAAGTAATGTTTGGTGTGCCAGTTTGTGTATTAGTTGGCGTAGGTGTAGGTGTTCCAGTTCCCGTCTGTGTGTTAGTTGGGGTAGGTGTTGGTGTTCCTGTATTGGTTGGTGTATTACTTGGTGTAATATTTGGTGTGCCTGTTGGTGTTGATGTGTATGTCGGTGTCGGTGTTGCCGAAGGACATAATCCACTATCAGTAATATTTACAAACTCGCCACTAAATCTTGATGGTGGTGATGGTAAATTACGAGCACATAAGTAAGCAGTTCCATTATCTAATTGTGTGGTGCTAAATGATGTAGTATCTTGTAATCCATTATCACATCTATAATAACTTATTATTACATTTTGTGATGCTGGTAATGGATAATTTACAGATAATACCTGATAGTATCTACAAGACGCAGTTTGACTTGTTGTAGGTGTTGGGGTCTTTGTAGGTGTTGGGGTCAAACCAGGTGTCCCTGTGTTTGTTGGTGTAGGCGTAGGTGTTGCTGTATTAGTTGGACTTGAAGTAATACTTGGTGTGCCAGTTTGTGTATTAGTTGGCGTAGGTGTAGGACTTGAAGTGATACTTGGCGTTCCTGAATTAGTCGGTGTCTGTGTTGGACTTGAAGTAATACTTGGTGTGCCAGTTGGTGTCGGTGTAGGTGTCTTCGTTGAAGTTGGGGTCAAGGCAGGTGTTCCCGTATTAGTTTGTGTCGGTGTAGGACTTGAAGTAATATTTGGTGTGCCTGTTTGCGTAGGTGTAGGTGTCTTCGTTGAAGTTTGTGTAGGTGTTGAAGTTTGTGTAGTAGTTGGGGTCAAACCAGGTGTCCCTGTGTTTGTTGGTGTAGGCGTAGGTGTTGGGGTTTCACTTGAAGTAATAGTTGGGGTTGGTGTATTACTTGGTGTCTGCGTTGGTGTTTGTGTCGCAGTTGGGGTCAATCCATTTCCATTCTTATAGTAGATTTTGTTAGGCTCAAAATTAGCCGTATTACCAGTATAAAACTCGTTTTCAACAGGAACAAAAACAAACGCTAAACTATTCAACAACTTTTCCCCTGAAGGATTTAACGATGTTGAATTAGGTGGCATTTCATAAACACCTAACCAATATTGGTTTTCATTTTCTAACCAAATATTACAATCACTACCAGCACTATAATTAAAGTTCTGTGGAAGGGTCTTAAAAGTATTGAATGTAAATACATCATACTTGTTGGCATACATAGATGGATATGTAGATGTGCTATTTTCAGGATAGAAGGACACAATATTTCTTCCCTGACTATTCTGTAATCTCCACAAGTATCTTGGATTGGCACCAAAGTTCCCCGTCTTGTATTGTGATACATTTACGAAGATGTTGTTAGTTGCGTTCTGTTCTATGTATATCATTTGTTATGGTGTAAATATATTTCTTGCGAATGCGATTTGTAATGTATTTGCTCTTTGTGCGAAACTATCAATTTCTGTCGGTGATAAATAAGTTGATGCGTAATTCAATAAAGCATTACCACCAATAGTATATTGATTTAATCCATTTACTCTAAACAAGTTCATATCATAAGGTATGGCTGATGGTGTAAATGTTGATGTTGCTAATGCTGATTTTGCTAATCCAGCAGAAATTGATGCTCCATTAAATAATGCCGCAACATACCAAGCGGTAGAACCTGAACGGCTTGAACTATTCCAAACACCACTTTTTCCTATAGATGATAATAAATTGTTTCCACCCAATACAGACCAAAAATTAGTAATTCCGTCCGCTTGTATCCAATCGTGTCCTATTATCATATAATTTGATGTATCAGTTCCTATACCTTGATATTGATAAGCATAAATTGGATTATTTTTATTACTAATCATATAACCAAAACTAAAGTCAGTTTCCGTTGTTGATGGTGATGCTGATGAAACTACAAATCCACTTTCAGCGTAGTTTGCGTTATTCTGTATTGTAGTTGAACCAGAAATACTATGAGCCCAAGTTCCCTGCCAAACTAAATCATAAGTCCCAACATTTACGGCATTTAATCCATTTGAGCCAGCAGTTCCACCAAAGAATAAATGTAAGTAATAAAACTTATTGTATATTCCATCAGCCTTTAATCCAACATAGAAAGCATCAATAGCGGCTCTTTGCGGTGTAGTTAAAGAACCACCAGCCGCAAGAACTGCGTTGATGTATGTTGTCGCATCAGGGTCTAATGGTGGAATTGGACTTGTAGTTGGTGTTAAAGTCGGTGTAGGCGTTTTTGTATTTGTAGGTGTGTTTGTAGGTGTTTTAGTGATAGTCGGGGTGTTTGTGTTAGTCGGTGTATTAGTAGGTGTGCTAGTGATAGTCGGCGTAATTGAAGCGGTAATAGAAGGTGTAGGTGTAGGTGTGGAAGTGTTAGTTGGTGTTGGTGATGGTGTAATAGGAGCTGGTGTTGGTGATGGGTCAGGAAATAAAATTGGTGGAACTTGTCCCCCATAGTTATACACTTGTTCGCCTTGGAAGTATTGGATAAGTAATGATTTAACCTTCATTTTGTATTTGTTGATGAACCTGTTTGATTAGGTCATTCACATTCGTATCACCACATTTACCCATATTAAATAACTTGGTAAATATTAGGTCATCATTCCTGTAGAATAGAACCTTTATTGTAATTATTTCACTATCTAAATCAAGTCGCAAATTAGTCAATTTATATTTGGTTATTGGGACATAAGTGTTGTCCTTTCTAACTCTAATATCTTTGATTATTTCCAACATATTTGGCTTAAAAAATGGGGGTTTTACCCCCCATTAAAAAGTATTTTTTTAATTAGTTATTGTAGTATAAACCGAAACCTGAACCTGCTACGAAAGCTGATAAAGTAGTTGATACTAACATTTCAGGAACGCTGATTGAACTTTGTGAAGTCAAACCGATTGAATACAACTGGTCGTCCCCTGGTAATGAACCAGAAACAATACCTGCTGTTTCAACATACATTCCACCACCACCATTTACATCAGCACCTGCCAAGAAATACTTACCTGTCTTCAACTTTACGATGAAGTAAGATTGGGTATTCTTTACGATTTGTTGGTAAAGGTTTGTGTTTTCCTGTGAATAACCAGGAATTGTGAATAACAATTTCGTTAAGAATGTGAAACCTAACGAAGGAAGGTTTATTGAAGTTTCTTCATTCAACGCAGCACTACTATTTCTTACAAGGTCGATTTGTTGGAAAGTCAAACCTGTAGTAGCAGCTGAAAATGAAGTAATATATCCATCATTATCATAAGTGATAGAAGCAAATTGAGCGTCTGTAGAAGTTCCTGTTGAAGTCAAAACGAATAATTCGTCAATACCAGGAACATTATTTACACAACTAGCAAGTGCTAGTCCGCTTGTGATTACGCAATTAGAAGCCATAATTTTATTTATTTAATTTTGTTTTATAGTTTTATCTTCCTTGCTGGTTTATAGTCCCGTAGAACTATAAACCATTAGGAATGTGATTGTTTAATTATTAGGAAGCAAATACTACCTGTGATGGAATACCAACAGCCGCACCAATCTTCATAGCCAACTTTAATCTTGTTTGTTGGAAGTCATAAGAATACCAAGAAATAGGTGAGCTAATATCGCTCAACAAATCTGTTCCCATCAACAAGTTTTCAGCGTTAGTCAAAACCATATAACCAGCAGGGATTTCACAAGAAATCGCAATTACATTAGTGAAAGGGATTTGGATTGCCATTTGTCCGTTTTCCAAAGTAATTGGGTTGAAGTTAAACAAGTTTTGGTTTCTTAAAGCTAATTGTAAAGCTTGGAAATCGTTGTGGTTCAACGCCATAATGGTATTGATTACCTTTAATGGAGCTGGTAAGTTTAAGATGTAAGCATCACTTACAGCAACCGCATTAGATGGGGTCATAGCTGTATAGTTGATGCCGATAGTTTCAGCTGTGAAAGGTGCGCTTTCCAATTGCTCGATTACACCAGAACAACCATCAGTCGCAGTTTCAGCACCCCAAAACTTTCTTGAAGCATAAACTGAAGCCTTTTTAGCGATGTCCGCCATAAAGCTTTCTTCAACTGAAGGAGCCAAGTTTGGTGGGTAAGAACCTGGTGATAATCTAACAGACATAATAGTTCTGTTTAATTCATCATCACACCAGTTCTTTTGGATATTGTATTGGCATACTTTCAATTCTCTTTCAGTAAGCTCAATAGTTCCACCCGTGAAAGCACAAGATGTGCCAGGGAAAGCGATGTCGTCAATAGCACCTGTTTCATATACAGGGATAAGTTCGCCATATTTTATGTTAGGAATAACTTTGTAAGTTGAACTTTCAATAGTATCCATAACGATTTTGTGTAAAAGCAAATCAGCGTTTGCGTTCAAGTAATCTACCATTCCAGTAGTATCAAAATCAAAATTGAAGTTTTTTAGATTTTTCATAATTTTTTTTTAGTTTAATTTGGGGTTTTTATTTTCTGTTATTTTCTTTCATCTGTTTCAAGATTTCATATCTTCTATCACCTGAAAAGGCGTTAGACATCAAAGTATCTTCTTTCAACGGATTATGTTTTGCTTCGCTCTTGAAGGCTTGTAAATCAGCTTTCAAGTCAGCAATTTCTTTAGCGTGAGCCTCAAACGCAAACAATACATCGTGTATCGCTTGTTTTAATGCTTCCATTTGTGAGCTTTCCATCATTTCAGTTCCAGCATCAACAATAACTTCACCTTCTTCTTCACCATCTTCCATAGCGTCTTTGATTTCAACCAACTTACCTTCTTCATCTGTGATAAAGATTTTAACACCATCAGCTAATCTGTGCGTTCCAGCACCAACGATAGTATAAGTTCCGTCTTCGTTTTTAACACTAATCGTATCACCCAATAAGAAGTCGCCTTCAGTTGAATTGGTAATGATTACACCACCATCTAATTCTACTTCAGCGAAGGAATGGGAAACACTTGAAAACTTGAAGCCAACTAGGTCAGCTACTTTTTGTAATATTTCAATATTTTTCATAGTTTATTTTTATTTTTATTGTTTATGATAAATATGCCTATAAATCTTTAAGACATATGTTTATCTATTTTCTTTAACATTTCCTTTAATGCTTTAATAGTAGATTTAGCTTCGTCATCTGTAAAGCCATATATTCTACCATCTTCATCACAATTATTACAGATACTATCTTCCAATTCATCATAAGGGATATATTCAGTAATGAACTTTTCCCCGATTGAACCTAATTCGTCAATAACATCTTGGTTGTTGTCGTAGTGTTTAGAAATACCAAGTTCAATAATCTTTTCAACCTTGGCTTTATTAGAACCTGTTGCGAATACCCTGTCGTGTGAAATACCCAATTCATCAGCAACACCCAACAATTCTTCTTTGTCCTGTGCTGCGGAAATAATATACACGATTGAACCACTTTCAATTTCACCTATAGCCAATTTCTTACCTTCAGGTGTGTTGATTGTTTCGTGGTAATCAAATGATACTTTATCACCTTCAGCGAAACTAGCTTTAACAGGAACACAATTAGGAACTTCACGACCATTTACGACTTTAGTCCCGATTGGTTCATATCCGCTCCAACAAGTCCCTTCAGGGAAATCAAAGTTTTCATTCATTTTATTTTTCCACATACCATAACACTTACCCGCAGCTTGTTCGGGTGTAGCACCTTCCTTGATTACATAAGGGATACATTCTGCCAAGTAGTCGTCTTTTGATTGACCTGGTTTTGGTTCAATAAACGCTTCGTTTTTAACATCGAAGAAATTGAATGGAACTTCTTGGAACATACCTTCAAGTGATATTCCAGCTGTTTTATTAGACAAGATAAACTCGTCAAAAATCTTTCTATCGTTGAAATGGATTGTTGTAAGCCAAGTTCCAGGCTCAAATGTTCTACCGAATATTTCATAGGATTTATCCAATTCAGGATTATCACCAACCAACCAGTTTTCATAAGAATAGACATCATCACCACTAAACACCATTCCTGAATGTTCGTAATTGATAAGGTCTTTTGGTTTGTTTTTAGATAGTTTCATCAACATCAATCTAATAGTTTCACGGGACATAAAGACATAATAGGGGGTATTTGTTTCCCTATCCCATCTGTATATCTTTTGGTTTGGTTGGAATACAACTGAAGTAATATCACCCTTGAACTCGTCGCTTGAAAACATCACATTCATTTCGGTTGCTTTCTTCATTTCCCTTTCAGCCCAACCTAACGCTGCTTCACCACCCCAACTATCATACATAAGTTTTCCACAACCATCATCATAAGATTTTGATGCTTCTAAATCTTTTTTATGACGGGATAAATAACTAAACATTCTTGTAATGGTTTCAAGGGATAAGTTGTCGCCTTTTGCCAGTTGGTTTGCTCTTACTTTACCAACTTCAGTCCCACAACTTCCCCAACCATTTTCTTCAACCCAATCAAGAACCCTTTGTGCTGTGTCTTGGATTTCTTTTGTAGGAACAGCAAATGCTTCCCTTACCTTGAAATGTTCTACCACTTCAGCAGTTCCCTCGAAATAATCAGGGTCAATTTCAACAGGACAATAACCCATAACATCACCCATTTTTACTTTGGTGATTACCTTTGCGGTTGGTTCTGCGGTTAAAGCTCCAAATCTAGTAGGATACATAAACAACCCGAAGTGGAAACCAACAGGGTCTAATTCGTTTTGTGCCGACATATTCGTAGGCATTCTATTCAAGTATCTTGCTTCACTAATGAATGGACGACCTGAACCTTCATTTATCGTTCCCTTTGTTAAAGCTGTCTGTGCTTTTAGGGGGATTTTGGCTAGTGCCGTTTCGTAAGTTTCATTCAATCCAATAGGGAAATCTATTTGTTGCCATTTATGACGACATCTGTTTCCTGCTTTATACTCGAAGAAATCCACATTTGGAGCTGTTTTGGCTCTTGGAACTAACTTGAAAGTATCCCCTTGTGAAGATAGTTGAAGTGAATAATTTGCCATATCTTTTTTAGACCAAACCTTTTGAGCCAATAACATCTTACGACATAATTGTCTTGATGTTCGCATAAGGGGTGCTCCAACACCAGTATCAACCACATAGATATATCTTGTGATTACCGATGCTGTTTCACTATTATCGTCAAACGGGTCAGGTTGTCTTGGATTAGGATTGATTGATGGAACGGCAAAACCTTCCAATTTCAATTCATCAATATCTTTTATTTCCGCACTAAAGAATGCTTCAGGACTTACGATAGTCCCGTAATTATCCAACAGGTCAATTGCTTCCTGTGGTAAATCTTCTTTATGGGAACAACTTATCGGTTCTTCCTGATTGTTGAAAACTTCCCACGCAATTTGTGTGGCTGGGTCTTTAACGATTGAAATATACTGAATACCAGATAAGTCATCTTCTTCATCTATTTTAAGCTCAAATACTTTCATTATAGTCGTGCTAATTGTTCTATTTTATTATTTAATTTTGTAGTGTCCTGAATGTCGTTATACAGAACATAAGCTTTTAATGGTGTTTTTGTAGATAAGTTTTGTTTAGCGATTGCTTGAACTATTCTACTATCATCAATAGACATCGGTTTTCCACCAGTCGCACTATTGATTGAACTGATTGTATCACCATAAGCCCTAACGGCTTCTTTGTTTAAGATGAACTCCCCACCTTCCAATAAAGTTGGAACACCACCACCATAAGTATCGTGTGATGAACCTTCTACCAATCCACCCGTTCTACCTAAATATTGTTTGTTTTGTGTGAATTGTATTTGGTCGCTAATTATGGCAACCTGTGCTGCTGTTAAACCAGCCAAGATTGCGGACAACGCAATACCTACCCCTAATGGTGGTGTTGCTAATGCTCCAATAATTGCCTGTGCCGATGATGCTAATGCGTTGGCTAATGCGAATTGTAATTCTTGAACCCTAGCTTTCTTTTCAATATCAAACTTTTTCTTTTGATAATCTTTTTCAACCTTCAATCGTTCTTCATTTCTTCTTTTCTGTCCTTCTTCACTATCATCATTTACTTCATCAATTGCTTTAAGTGCTTGAGCTTGTTGATAATCTAATTGTTCCAACAACAAACTATTCTGTGATGAAACTATATTAGACAATCCTGACGATATTTGTTGGAACGCAGATAATACCTTATCAGCAACTTCTTTAATATTATCTAATGACTTGGTAAATGCTTCCTGACTTTCTGTCGGTAGTTCTTTTAACTTCTTACTGATTGCGTTTAAGGTTTTTAAGAATGGGTTTTCAGCCAGTCCAAAATCTTTAGCAAACTCGTCCCCAAATACTTTTAAGAACTTTTGGATATTTTCAAGTTCGGTTCTTGTCTTACCTTCAACATCTTTTAACCCTTCATCAATACCACTAAACAAAGCGTTTATACCCGCTTCACCTAACTTATTAAAATACTTTTCTTCGTTGTCTAATATGTCTGTGAATATAACCAAGAAGTCATCTGCGTTTTCCTTGAAATATTTTTTTAATCCTTCAAGATTTGCGGGGTCAAATGTCTTATCAATCTGTTCTTTATACTTTTGTATTTTAAGTAAGTTCTTATCACTTTCAGCACCTACAGCTTTCAATCCCTTTACGAAATTGTCTGTTCTAATAACACCCGTTAGGATTGCTTCGGCAACTTGGTTATACGATAGAACCAACTTATCCCTTTCATCTATTCTTGTTTTTATTACAGCGGCTTCTTCTTTCTTACCCTTTTCTAATAATTGGAAATAATTGAATGTATCTTCAGCTTGAACTTTAGCCAATTCTTCAATCTTTTTGTTTATACCAAATTGTTCTTTGATAATAGACAATTCTTTATTTTTAAGTTGTTGTTCTGTTAAACCAAGTTTAACCCTATCCCTTCTTAAAATCGCAATTTCTTCTTCAACTTTTAATAAAGCTTGAAGTGTTGTATCATCAGGGACTGCGTCAAAGAAACCTAAAAATGAACCTTCAATTTTGGTTTTAATCGCAGAAACCCTTTCATCTAAATTGTTAAAGTATTCAACAAATGCTGCTCTACTTTCTTCATTTACATTCTTTAATTTTTCACCAATACCAGGTAAGGTATTTTCAGCAAAATTGACGAACCCTTCCCAACCAGTAGTTTCCTTAAAATTAAGCTGACCTGACTTTACCGCATCTTGTATTGCGATAAAGAAATCTTTATATCCATCGCTTAATTTTTTAACTTCATCGGCACTTGGAATGGTCTTAAACAAGTATTCATTCAAGTCATCAAGAAGTTTTTGACCTTCACTTTTTAGGAACTCTCCCCTTTGTTTAATATATTCTTCCTGCTCTTGAATAACCTGTTCCTGATTGTTTATCAAGGTTGAAGTATATTCAATATCCGCTTGTTGTGCTTCGTTGATTTTAGCGATGATTTTATCCAACGCAGCAATTCGTAATTGGATAAGTTGTAATTCTTTATCTGTAAATGTTTCAGCAGCTTTAGTCCCTTTATCATATACACCCACAAACTGCCCCACCAAATCAGTTTCAACTATGTAATTCTTGATTGATTTTTCTTGAATATCTAGTGTCTTTAATTCTTGTTGTTGGTTTTGTTGTCTAACTTTAGCCAAGTTATTTATCACTTGGATACGCTTTTGTGTTTGGCTTGCGTCCAATAAATTATATGCTTCTTCCCTTTGTCTTTGGTCTTCAACTAAAGCAATTTCTTCAGTAGTTCTTATCTGTATTCTTTTGGTATAGATTTCACCTAACTTATCAGCAGATGCTCTGGCTTTAGCCACCTTATCAATAGAACTAACCAAATCTTCATTTGCTCTTTTAATATCACCTAAAGATACTTTTTCTAAATCTTGGTTCTTTAAGTAATCGGGGTATTCATCTTGGATTTGTTTTAATATTTTAGTCCTATCTTTTCTTGATAGATTTTCAGTTTCACTAACAGCGATAAGTGATGAAATCTTTGTAATTTCTTCATCACGGGTTTTGATACTTGTTTTAGAAATATCGTTTAATGTATCCGTGCTGATTTTTAAGGCATCAAGTTCTTTGGTCGCATTCTTGGTTTCCTTACTGAATGCCAACATCGCAGCCCCCAAACCCACAACAGCGGTAATTACTAATGCGATAGGGTTTGCTGCTAATACTGCGTTGAATGCTCGTTGAGCTACTGCCGCAGCCTTGGTTGTTATTGTGGCGATTTTATCAGCGGCAGCTTTACGAAGGGTGGCACTTTCAACTAATGCGGTATTGACTGCGTTTATACCCAACGCAATATTCAACACATCAAGTGCTGCTTTTTCTGCCTTTTGGACTTCTTCTAATGTTTCAGCATCACTTGTGAATAAACCAATAGCACCTGATAAAACTTGAAATGAACCTGTAAGGATATTGATTGCGTCCCCTATGGCACGGAACTTTTTTTCAGCACCAATACCTTCACTAGCCTTATCAATTTCATCTATCTTTGTTCGTAATGTTGCGATATTAGTAGTTGCTTCCTTGAAAGCAGCACTACCAAAATCTAATGTCTTTAAGGTTGTCTGTAATGCTTTTAATTCAGTTTCTAATTCATTTATATTACTGATTACCTTTTCTTCACCTTGACTGGTGATTTTTAATTTTAATGCTATTTCTTTTGCCATAGTTTAACAGGTTGTAAAGTTTGTTAGAATACCATATTCTATCACTTGATAAATAGTATTGTCCCCCACTTGTTTCACAAAAGTTCCTTCTGTGATTGGGGTTGTTGCTCCCACATCACTAAACACAGAACAACCAGCAGACAATATTGAGCAGTTAGAAAACACTACGATTTGTGGTGCTGTTTCAGCACACATATTATTTATGTTGTTGGAACTAAACATAACATACTGATATGTTGAACCAGTTGGGGTTGGTTGTGGTGTGAATGGTGCCTGACGATATGTCGGTGCGATTAAAGGTGTTTCTATTGTATCAAATGGTAGTTTAATGAACGAACAAGAAACCAAACTAATATCGGTAATGTCCGCATCATTCATAGATAATAACCTCCACCAAGCATTTAGGAAATAAACTTTATCGTTAAATGATAAATTGTTTATTTCAGTTGGGGTCAGCTTGAATACCCCTGTGAATATCTTTACCCCACTATCGTAAAGTTGTTCTACCCTACTAGACCAAAAATTAGTGAATACACTATTGGTGGTAAATCCAACATAAGTGTCGTTCATCGGTTGCCAGTAGTCATACTGATTTCCAAAGTTCAAGTCGCTAAATGTTGATGGGGTATATTCGTAAGATGATAAGTGTGATATGGCAGGATATGTTGTTTGAGCCACACTTGTTATACCTGATAAGAAGTAATAAGGTCTTGTTGTTCCTGTGATTGAACTAGTCAATAATCCATTATAGAAACCCAATATAATATCACTACCTAATGGTGTATATTGTGCTGTATCACCAGTTGCTCCAAAGTTCCAAGTATAGATATGTGGAATTAAAATATTACTTTCAGTTGCCCCATCAAAAGTAGAAATTGGTAATGGTTGAAATGGACTTTCAATAACCTTCGTTCCACTATGATAAGCCAAATTGCTTATGTTTCTATAAGTCCCGAATTGTTGGTTTCTATCCTGTTGGTTGATTAAACTATATCTGTCCGTGCTATTCTTATACTTTAGGATATATTCCTTCGTTAAAGAATTGGTTGGTTCAATAATGTAGTCCTGTGAAATGTCTAATTTCTGGCTCCAATCTAACCTTTGTCCCGAATTGAAATAAGTGTCCCACCTTTCAATCAAAAGTGAATTATCACCATTAGGTATTACCACTAGGTTAAAAGTATCTACAATCCCCTTAAAAAAGTCCAAACAGGTTGTTTCATCAGGTAGGTTGTCTTGTAATAACAATTCTTTATCACCAATCAATACAGGTGAAGACCAAAGTTCCCAAGATTGAAAAGTAAATCTTATTCTAGCGGTGGGGTCTCCACCTCCAGTTTGTCTTGTATAGTAAAGAGCCACCCTTCTACCAGCAGGTAATGTAGCATTCACATACATATCATTTACTTCTGTTCCTTGTGGGATAATACCAATACCCCTAACTTGTGAATATAAAGTTCCACTATCCACATCTTTAACCGCAATATCTAAATAACACGGCAAATTAGAATTATCAACTTGAGCGTCAAAACTTACCTTGAACTTATACACACCAGCCACTGCTGTTGTAAAGAAGTGTCCCCTACCAGCAGCACTACCATTTCTACTTGGACTAAAGATATTCAAGGGGTCATTCAATTCATTTACGAATACAAATCCTTTATAGAAATTAGGGTAGAAGTTTCCGTCAGCATCGTCCAATAAATTACGGGTGTAATTTACCTTAAAGATGTTTTGGTTTTTTGTTGAGCCTGATGATACTTGACCCCCTTGTGTTTGGTTTGTTTTTGCTAAACAGAATATTCCGTTGAAGTAATCACTATTTAAGAAATCACTATCGTAGGTAAAACCTGCTCTTGAAAACATATTATCCAAAAGATACTTGGCAGAAACCCAAGGCGCAAATTGTGATGGGGCTAATGGTGTCCCTGAAAAAGTGAAACCTGATGTGGTTAAATCAAATCTGGAATAGTATTGGTCGTCATCGTATCCGTAGAACCCTAATGGATAAACGATTGAACCAGTAAGTCCTGTGTAGTTTGTGTAAGACCCACCAGTATAAGACCAAGTTGAAACGATGTTGTCGTAGTTTAATTCGTGTGTTAAACCTGAAAAATCCAAATCAGTCAGTTTGATTTCCTGAAGGGTCAAAGCCAAATTAGGTAAGTTCTGTGTAAGGAATATTTCATACGAACCCCCTTGAACTGAATTGATGATTTTGTTTAATCTACAAGAACCATTAAAGACATCAGCTCCACCATATTTTATTACAGCGGGGATTACAATATCATCACTAAAATTAGCACTATTCACATTATAGGCAGCCGTAAAGAACTTATTGTTCTTGGCTGTTTGGGGGATTGTGAATGTCTTGGAATATGAAGATGTCTTTGTTTGGAAATCTTCAATTTCCTCAAACGATTTGTTTATTGCGATGGATACATCTGCCCCTGTATCCAAACTTTCCCATATCCCCGTGTTGTTTGATTTTAACCATAGTTCAACCATATTATTCGTGATTTTGTCTTATTGTATCGTAAGCTGATTTATATTCAATTTGGATTTGATATTTGCTTGAATTGATTTGGTAGTTCGGTTTGATTGTTTCTGTGTTTGTAATAACCACAGGTTCTAACACACCATTATCACCAACCAAATAAACTGAAGGTGATTGGGTCAATTCTTCGCTCAACCATAAACTTTCTGCTTGTGGTAAGTAGTCAGTATAAAGAACCCCCGATTGTCCTACCAACTGCGACCATACTGACCTTTGACTATTCCAACCATAATAAGATGATGTATCCCAACCAGCAGAATACAATTCAGGGTTGGATTGTATTACCTGTTTATTCACAGAATAACCCACATCTTCACGAGCTCTAAAGTTATAGCTGTCCCAAGCTCCAAGTTTGTTTAAGAAGAACACAACCCTATTTCCTTGGCTACAATCTTCATCGTAGTAGAAATAGAATGGTTCGCTAATAATGGTTGTTGTTAAACAAGAACCAGTTGTAGTAAGGGGACAAGGGAACGCAGATAATGCTGATGCTTCAGTATCAAATACAAATGGGTCTGTAAGTTGAATAAATCCACCACCACCGATTTCAGTAATTTCGTATATTGTATTTTCATAATTGATAAATTGACCTACTACAATAGTATCACCTGAATAACGGAAATACATTATACCACCATCACAAACATTTACACCAACGATAGGTGTTCCTGTCGGTATTTCAGCAGGGGTTGGTAATGGTGTAGGTGTAGGACAAGGTGGAGCAGAACAACCACTAATGATTAAACTATTCCATAGTATAGATGAAGGGAATGGATTATTAGCACATAACAATACAGACACCGCTGGTGGAACTGATATTGTTTGTAATGTTCCACAACAACCCGTATAGGTAATATCTAAAACATAACCTACATTTGTATCAACTGCGAACTGCCTACAATCAGCACTAAATGGTAAAGGACAATCCCCTACTTCAGTAATCACTAATGAACCTGTAATACCACTAATCGTTCCTTCACAACCGCACACTTGAATTGTTGTGTCTGCCGATACTGAACCTGTGAAACTAGTTGCTCCCGAACAAGTAAGTCCTGTATAGTTATATGAAAAATCAGGGTCGCTGTTTGCGATTGAATATGTTTTACAAATACAATCATCACAAATACCAACAAAGGTAATAGGACAAGGAACACCCAAAGAAAATACATTCGTGTTCTGGCAAGCACACCATCTACCTATTGAACCAGCAGGAATGGTAATATAACTTACATCACCCAAACAAGAAATATATTCAATTTCTACTTCATCTTCCCCTAATGAATTATCACCATCATAAGTTCCACACGAACAACCATCAAAGTCATCTATCGCTGGTGTTGGTGGGGTTGGTTGGGATAGTGTCCCTTCTAATTCAACCTTATAGAACTTGGTTGTAGCAGGTATTGTAATTCCGTGTTCTTCAAGGTTAGGACTACCCACACCCAAATAAACTACTTGCTGTTCCGTCCAATTTGTAGGGGTGTCCCAAAATCCATCATAGTAAGAACAATTTGGTCTTGTTCCACATAGGCTTTCTACATTATAGGTTCTACCTGTTGAAATCACATTATCATTATTATCGTAGAATGTGAATAAAGCAGAATATACTTCACGAGCAGGTAATACATCAGTAGTATCAAACCAATTCACAGCAGCCAGTAATGCGTAATCCCCCTGACGAATATATCTTGTTCTTGGGGAATTAGTTAAAAATCTTGATGTGTATTGTGGAAAAGTTCCTGTCTGTCCTGTTAAATAATAAGGGTCAAAGTCATAGGACTTTCCGTTGAACCATTCCTTCACACCATTCGTGGCATAACACACATCACTTCTAACACCAGGGTTTCCAACATTTCCATTACCATCATAACCGATTACAACCCCCGCTGGTGTTGTTGAATATTCTTCACCTACCATAATGTCGTAGATAATCATATTATTCCTTAAATAACCCCACGCTGATTGGTGGATTGGTGTTTCACCCGAACACCCGATATTCACGGGTTTAGATGATGTGTAGTTCAATAGAATTGGGGAAAGGTCTATCTGTCCCCACCCTTGACTTGAAGGTGTTATTTTAAGTTCGGCAATCAGTCCGTCTTGTGTAAAGACATTTACGACATACCTGTATTTGTATAACGATGGGTCTGTTGCGGCGGTTGATTGGAATTGATATACCAAGTTGCCATATACAGGCTGTATTGTTTCTGGTTGTGATAAAAATGTAATCATTATGATAATGCTATATTATATTGTTGTGTTCCAAATATGTTTATTCTATCAAATATGTCCCCCAATACTAATTCCTGATATTGTGGTTGTTCTAATAACCCTGAAACATAATCGGCAGTTTCATTTTGGAACTCATCAGTAAATATTCTGTATCCCTTGTATCCCACTTTTGATAGGTTTGTTGCGATGGCAAATGCCATACCTTTTATTGGTGAAAATCTACCCTTTTTATTTCTTGGGACAATTCCTTTGGCTCTAATCCATTTTTCAATAGGTTCTATTGGTGGTCTTCTACTTGGTTTAGAACCTTCACCAAATACGAAATCAACCCCGTAATCTTCCATTAGAATATCTATTTCCCCGTCCCTAATAACATAAGATACTGAATTGTATAAAGAACCAGTTGCCTTAAAATTATATGGGCTTTTGGGTTTAAGCATATTCCCAATTTTAGTGTATCTTGGTTTTGGGGTAAGGATTAGTTCCTTAATTTGTTTAACCAACTGCTCCCCAATAAGATTTAATAGTTCTTCTTCCATATTGATTAAAGGGAATGTGTCTTAAACACATTCCCGTATTGTTTTTTAGTGTTCCATTATATCAACCAACCCGTCATAAAATCTAACCTGTTTGCCTTTAGCATATTCACCAGGTTCCCCGTAATAGACATTTATTATTCCTCTTGGTTCGTGTCCTTCTTCTAAACAGATGTGAGCCGCCATAAGGGTAAAATCACCTTCGGGTTTATGTAATTCATAGGTTGCGTCTAATACACTTGTAATGGTTTCATCTTTTACTTCAACAAACTTACCCAACATTTTTGCTTTGTAAGCATCGTGGATACTTTTATTTTCTTCCGTTTCAGGTAATAGGTGAATGAACCTTTCCTGTTCTGTTAGTTGAATGTCTAATTGTTCTTCCCAACCTGTTTGTGTCTTATTATAGTTTTTCATAAAATTATGGTATATTTGTAATCGTATTATTTCCGTCAATAGATAATCTAATGACCCCTGAACCTGTTGGTGCTGCGAAATCACTAGCTCCCCTTTTAGAACAGAAGAACATAGTTCCTGTTAAAGTTCTTGTGGTTGATGTCCCGAAAGCATCTGCCCCTGATGATGCGTGGCAATTTATGTAAGTTCCACTTAAATCGGTTGTTTGTGTTCCAGCCCAAGCACCATCACCACCATAACAATTTATGTAAATACCTGAAGGGTAATTTCTAAATGCGTAAGTTCCACCTTTACAATTCATCATAAATCCTGTTGATGCTCCGTAATAACTTCTACCACCAAAACTGATGTTTCCACCAGAACAACCAAACGCAAATCCTGTAAATGCTCCATCTGCTATTGCTCCAACATTTATTATGTTTGATAATGTCCCTGATACATTACCCGCATTTCCAATCGGCGGTGTATTACCATTTCCAGTTGGATAAAATTGTCCTCCTTGTAATCTTGATGCCACACCTGAAAAATCACTTTCATTTACTGCTTGCCAAGGTGCCGCTCCACCACTCCCATATCCAAAGAATATGTTGTCTAATATAAGACCAGGTCTGTTTCCACCATAGATAAATCCATTACCACTTGAATTATTCAATAGGTAAAGGTTTCGTAATTCTACTGAATTGGTTGCTACACTAACATAACCAGAAACATTACCCGTGATTTGATGGTTTCCTAAATCTGTTGTTGAACCAACTATGTCTATAAAGTTTGTATCTAAAACTAATTGTGATGAACCCAAATCATAAATGCCAGGGGGTAATACAATCGTGTATCTATTACTAGCACTTAAAGCATTACCATAGGGGGTTTTTGTTTTAGCCGCAGCATAAGCCGCCAATAACCTTGTTCCGTTTGTTGTTGAACTATTACTTACTTCAATTATCGTAAAACTTTCACCGCTCATCGCAGGACTAGTTCCTGATGTTCCACTTATGCCTGATGTTCCCGAACTACCAGATACACCACTAGTTCCTGAACTACCACTAACGCCTGATGTTCCGTTAGTTCCATTTATGCCTGATGTTCCCGAACTACCTGATGT